TACTCGTTATATGTCATGCGTGACTCATACTCAATTTATATCTAAATATATGTATCTCTATAACTTAAATAGATATGTATCTTAGATTAAGGTTATTACCTATCTAACTATCATTAACTGTTATTCTATCTATTATTTACCCTTATCTAGGCTATTATCTATCCATTCTCCTATCCTGCTAAATAGTTACGGTATTACCTATCTTTAGTGCCGAAGGGCAAGGGAGCCCCCTGTCTATATGTATGGACTTACTCTCAGCGTTGAGTTATATTAGGTATATGCCTTATAAGAATGGTAAGTACACGCAGTCTTTTGCTACTAAGCGATTGAGTATGCTGACTCCTGGTGGTTTGAGGATGAGGATATTGGATGCTATACCTAATTGGGAGAAGTGGAGTCGTATATTGAGGCAGGTATATATATTACTTCCTACGCATGGTGATTTAGACTCTATAGCAGAGGCTTTGGAGAGGGAGCCTAAGTATTTAAAGGAGCTGATTACCCATAATCCTGATTTCAAGAAATTTTTGAAGTCTTATCATGATTCAGGCGAGTATCCTATCCAGAAAAGTAGGGGTATTCCATTGAAGCATAGTCATTTAGTTGAGCAAGTTGCGAATGAATCGAGTATAGTTGCATTGGTTCGTCTGGAAATGGGTAGCAGGTCTAGTCTTGACCAGAAGATAGTTGATGATGCTGGATGGTACTTGAACATGAAGCATGATTCGGAGAAGATTCGTCAGTATATTGAAAGCAATACAGGAAAATACAGGAAGAAGCTTGATCTTCATACAGAGAAGGAGTCTGTGGAAACGATTAATGCGGATAGTGGTCTGTTATTGTTTGATCAAAATATAACCCCAGAAGAATTAACAGATGGTTCTAAAGAATAATGTTGTTGTAAATTATATTCCCTGTCTTTGGCAGAAACGCTTACATAGCGTAAAGGCTAGGGTGAAGTATATATGGGCTGGTAGGAGAGCTGGTAAGGGAAGGGCTGTTATACAGGAAGCCTTAAGTCTTATAGAGGAAGCATCACTGAAGCCTTTTATTATGAATGGCATTGATATGACTAATACCCTTGTTCCCCCTATTCATGTATGGACTGTTGCACCTACTAGGGCACAGATGAGGCAGGTATGGAACGAGATGAAGGCATTTATACCACCACATCTTGTCAAGAGGAGGGTGGCAGGTCAGGCTGGTGGTCGTGGATCTGGGTGGAAGGAAGATGAACTCTATGTGGAATTAGAACTCAGGGCACCAAATGGAAAGTGGCTGAAGGGAAGGCATAGGAGAACTGTATTATGGGAGTTGAAATCTGCTGATAACCCTGAGTCTTTACAGACAGTGGGACTTGATTTTTTACATATAGCAGAAGCACAGGACATTAAGGAGGCAGCATGGAACAAGGTACGACCTACCCTAAATTCTCCAGGAAGGCTGGGAAGGGCTTGTATAGAAGGCATCCCACCTATTTCCAGGTCGCATTGGTTCTCAAGGAGGTTCAGGAATGCCGACCAGACTCCTAATTCGTCAGCAGTAGCGATAAAAGCTACGACATTCGACAATCAGTATTTAAGCAAGGATCAGATAGAGGATATCCAGAGGGAGAGGGATTTGACTACTGATAATATATGGAGAAGGCACTACTTGGCAGAACAGCCAGAAGGTGCTGGAGGATTTTTCAGTAAAATAAATGAGGCAGCTATGGGGGAGGAGACCTCTAGACCTAATGGCGAGAGGCAGTATGTAGCAGGTCTGGACTTAGGTAAGCAGGTTGATCCTACTGTTCTGATCATCAAGGACAGGGTAACTAGGCAATCCTTATATGCAGTAGAAATGCTGAAAACAGACTGGGTGCTGCAGAAGGAGACTATAGCTGTAGAATGTGCGAACTGGAGGGTGCAGGAGGTAAGGATAGACAGCTCAGGCATGGGTGGTGATGTGATATATGATGAATTACTGTCTATGAATGTTCCAGTGGTGGGATTTAAGTTTACCCAGCAGTCTAAGTACCAATTATTTTTAAACTATGCTATAGCACTGCAAAATCTTACTGTGCAATTTCCTGTTAGTTGGAGTAAACTAGTTAATCAGCTAGAGGCTGTAGAGGTTAAGCAGTCTGGCTTAGGATATTCTTTTAGCCATACAGATTCATTACATGATGACTGGGTGGATGCAGAATGCCTAGCTTTAATGGCTTGTGATCCTGCTATGGTGGATTCTGACATGAAACAGATAATACCTAGTATCAGGACATTTGAACCATTGGGTAGTACCTCATCCAATACGTCTAAGATTATACAAAGAATAAAAAGGGCGAGAAGAAGAAAGCAAATAGAGGAGGCACAAAGGGAGTTTCCTGATTTGCAGGTTAATGGAGTACCATTAATTCTTGAGGAGAATATTAAATGGCGATGAGCAGTACAGAGATAGAGAACTCTGCAGAAGAAACGGCTGGTCTGCTTTCTGCATCACCAGAAGATGAGCCAGAATTATCCTTACAATGGATAATGGCACAGCTATCGCAGGAAGGAGCTATATCAACTTTCCGAAATTTTTACAAAAACTGTCAGGAAGCTGATGAGTTTTATATAGGTGATTTTGACTTCTCTGTTCCTGAAGGTGGAAATCAGGTAAAGCTTGGAACATTCCATTCTATTATTGAAACATTGGTTTCCCATGCCAGTCCTAAATTTATTGATATATCAGTTCCCCCACCTGGTCCTAGAGGTCAGGTTAGGTCAGAGCTTATAGAAAAGTTTTTGCAGGGTGCTCACCACATGATCCAGCAAAACACCCCAGTACAGAGGGAAATCGTAAAGCATCAGGGCTTATATGGAGTTGCGTGGGCTAAATATGAATTTGCAGGACATTTATGGAGTGATTTTCCAGACCAGTCTAATGGGGAGACGGAATCTGAATACAAGGAAAAAATACAGGAGATTATTAATCGAAGAAAGTTTACCTTCCCGATTATTTCAGAAGTAATTAATCCCCAAGAATGTGTATGGGATGTAGCATCTACAAGTCCAAGATGGGTAATTAAGTTTTGTGATATGGAAGCTTCTTGGGTAGCTGCACACTTCCCTCAATGGGTAGGCAAGACAAACGGCATTGTAGAATTTCTTGAAGTATGGACATCCACTCATGTAGCTTATGTGGGGGATAAAAAATGGGCTATGAAGCCTAGAAAACATACTTATGGAAGAATACCTTTTGTTAAGTATTATCCACAAATGGGGGTAAAGACCATAGGCAGGAAACCTGAACACTTATATAGGGGTATAGGACATGGTAACTTTGGTATGCTGAGGGCAGAATCAAGGTTAGCATCACAATACTTGGATATAGTAGGCAGGAATGCTTGGGCTAATCTTTCATTCAGGGGACCTAGAGGACTAACCGAAGAAGTTATGTCTGAATACTCACAAGAGCCAGGAGCCAGGAATTATATTCCAACTAATATAGAGATAGTGTCAGATCCTGTGGCAGAAGCTCCACAGAGCATATTGATTGCCATGCAGACAATTAAGGGTGCTATAGAAGCTAATACTGTTCCTGCAGTAACTAGGGGAGAAAGACCAGTAGGTGCTGCTAGTGGTTATCATACTGCTGTTTTGGCAGGTATAGCCAGTCTTAACTTTAGTGCAGTAATAGATGCCACTGAACGTGGTATGCAGGAAGCCAATGAAATATTATTAAAGATTGTAGAAAATGTTATAAATGACGAGGTTACTGTATTCGGCAAAACTGAGTCAGGAGATCTTGATGCTAAGTTAAAACCCAACGATATTCGTGGACATCATGTCAGCTTGGTAAGGCTAAGCAGTGTGAGTCCAGAAGAACAGGAAAGGAAGTTAAGCTTGTGGAGGGATACGTGGAGAGCTGGTTTTGTGGATTGGGGTACAGCTCTTAGAAGTGCTGGAGTAAGTAATCCGTTAGAGGTAATAGGTAACAGGATAGCTGAGGATTTCTTCAATATACCTGAAATAAGAATGTTATTTGCCCAGATTGCAGCAGAAAAACTGCCACAGTTATCTCAGGCTATACAGGCAGCAACTGGTGCTACGGGGAATAGTGCAGAGGAGATAGCCAAAAATGTAATGAATACTCAGGGTGGTATGCAATTACCTAATACTGGAAACTTTCAGCAGGGCAATCAGGCAGGAGCAGGAGCACCTGCAGGGAACCAGACCAGACCAGTAATGCCTGGAAGCGTGGAAGAACAAAATTTAATAGGCAGACAAATGGCAGGTCCTAGATCTGGACCTAGAAGAACAACAGCAGGAGCAGATTTAGCTCCAGGAGGGGGAGCTTATGGCTAAACCTAAACAGACAGTGGTAAATATGGGTTTAAGTAATTTTATGGATTATGCTACCTTAGCATTTAAGGCAGTAGAGGAAAAATATCAGGATTTAGATATTCCCGAAGTTAAGGTTAAGGAGACTAGACCTAAACTTAGTTTTCCATATACTAAATATAAAGAACCTACTAGTCCAGAAAAACCTATTAGTCCATTTGAAGGAGTGAGGTAAATGGTTAGTTATAATAATTATGGAATGACTCCATTTATGGTTGGTCCATCTGGTAAAAGTATGGAAGAAGAAATGGAACGAGTTATGCAAAGAACTCAAGCAGCACCCCCTCGTCAGACTTCACAACAAGCTTTATATGGAATGCCAGATCTTGCTCAATCTTGGGCGAATATATCTACTCCATTTAAAACTCCTACTAGTTTACAAGTTCCTAGTGGAATGCCTACTGTTAAAGGTTGGGAAGGTATAACACAACAGCAAGATGAAAGAGCACGACAGCAAGAGATAGCAGGTAGACAAGAACAGGTAGTACTACCACCTACACCTACACCTACACCTATACCTAAACCTACAACTACTGGTGCAGGATCACGAAATATCGAAAGACAAAGAAGTAGTATGAATTTTCAAGCAGCACAGAGTATTGACAGTAATATAAAAGATATGATTTCTTTCTTGCAAGTTCCAGGAAAATTTCCTACTCCTTTAGAAGCAGCAGCAAAAGTAAAAGGACTTGGTTGGATGGGAAATATACCTCTTATGGGACAAGGTGAGACATCAGTAGAAGAAGTACTTCAAGAAGCTAATATAAATTATAGTAAATATCAAGATGCTCTTATAAATAATAAAGTAGATACATTATTAGAGATAGAACAAGACCTAGTAAAATTTGCACAAGTTATGGGAGAAGAAAAAAATATAGAGGCTCCAGATATAGCTAGATTTGGAGACCTAGCAAATAAAAATAGAATGGTTGTAGGAGATATAGAGCAAAACCTAAAAGCTATTGTAGGAGAAGAAGCTGCAGATCAAGCTGATACTACTAGAGGTGAAGATCCATTTACTGAGGAAGATAGGACTAGGATCAATAGATATATAGATCTACTTAATGTGGTTGGTCCAGAGGACATTATCCCTACAATACCAGGAGATTTAATTAAAAGTTATTATAATTTTGGAACTGGAGGATGGGAAATGACTCCTGAAAGCAAACAAATTACAGAAATGTTTGCAGAGCTTCAGGATGCGAAAATAGTATCTGGAAGAATGGAACTGGAACAAGAAACTCTAGGAGAACGTGAACAGTCTATGGCAGAACTTACAGCAGGTTTTCAAGAAGAAAGGCAACGCCTAACTCAGGAACATGAAAGAAGTATGCTGGATATACAACAAGAACAGGAAATGGATCTTGTGCGAGAGCAAGGAAGAATAGGTATGGAGCAGTTGCAGGAACAGTTAGCTATTGAAAGAGGAAAATTAGATTTGGAAAGAGAAAGAGCAGGAACTGAAGCATATAGAGCTAAAGGAGAATTTGTATTAGGCTGGGGTCAGTTAGAACAGCAAGGCTATGAAACTTATATACAAGATCATCTTGCCCATGTCAAGATGGCACAGGAAGATAAAAATTTAAGATATTCTACTGAGCAACAAGAGCAGTTAGCTAGGATAACTGGTCAAGATCAAGAAGATATAGCTTCTATATATGCAGATGCACAAACATTTGTTGCTAGAGAAAATGGAAGAACTCAAAAGGAAGTGGCTGAGATAAATAAAATGTCTGCTGTAGAAGTTGCTAAGCAGAATAAGTATAGTGCTACTTCAGTTGCTGATATCCAAAGGAAAATGCAGGAGTATATAGCAGAACAAACAAACTTAACTGCAGAGGAAGTAGCTAGTATACAGACAGAAGGACAAAAATCTATTGCTGTAACTCAAACAGAAGCAGAAAAACAAATGGTCCTTGATAATAATATAAATAATCTAGCTATAGCAACTATGACTACCCAGACTGAAGCTGAAATTGCTGAATTATCTACGGATGCTCAAATAGATATTGCAGGGAAGAATAATTTAACTCATGTTCAAGTGGCTACAATCACTTCATCTGCTACTGTGGAGGCTGCAGAAAAAACTGGTTTAAGCACTCAGGAAGTTGAGAAAATAAAGGGTCAGTATAATTTAGCTATAGCAAATGCCACTGGGTTGGATCAGAAAACAATAGCAAATATACAGGCTACGAATGCTCAGATTATTGCTAACATCCAAGCTGGGGTTGCTTTAACTGAAGCAGATATTCAAGGAAGAATAGCAGAACAGCAGATAGCAGAAGGAAGATATGCTACTGATATACAACAGCAAATAGCTGGTATTCAGGCAGGTGTAGCAGGAGCTCAAACTCAGGCACAAAGGGAGATAGCAGAATTACAAAGACAGGCTCAGGAATATACAGCTAGAACACAAGGTTTATCTTCAGAGGAAGTAGCACGAATACAAGCACAGGGAGGACTAGGGGTTGCACAGGCACAGGCTAATCCTTTCGGCTTAACTACTCAGCAATATTTAGATCTTCAAGGACAACAGGCTAGGGGTGGTTTAACTCCAGAACAAAGACTTGCAGAGTTAGCTTTGCAGACTACTGGTGGATTAACTCCTGAACAGCAGTTACAACAAACTCAAATACAAACTGCAGGTCCTAGAGCAGGATTAGGAGTAGAGCAATATATAGATTTACAGGAATCTCTTGCCAGAGGTGGTTTAACACCAGACCAGCAAATTCAACTATATCAGGCACAGCAACAAGCACAGGGAGCTGCTACTAGGGGTGGCTTATCACCAGAGCAATATATGGGATTACAGGAATCTGTAGCTAGAGGTGGGTTAACGCCTGAGCAAAGATTGACTGAACAACAGCAAGGACAACAGGTTCAGAGCTTAACATCATTATTAACATTATTATCTAATCCTAGTGCATTAGGTGCATTGTCTGGATTAATTACAGGTCAAACTCCGTTTGGCGAATCAATACCTAGTGCTGCAGCCTTACAGGGCAGGTCTAATGAGTTCTTAGACTTTCTGCAAGGTGCTTTTGGAGCTTTAGGTGTAACTCCTTCAGCATTGGTTAACTTAATACAGGGTGTAACTCCAGGTGGAGTAACTAGTCCTTTTGGAGCTTTAGGAGGAGCAGTAGCTTACTAATATGGTAGGACCTAAATTTGAAAGTCCTTTTGATAGGGATGACAGGGCAGATACTATTACTAGGTCAACTTATTATTTAACTAGAAGGCAAAGAGAAAAGTTAAAAGATAAGATGTTGCGTGAACAGGCTAATCGTGTTAGGCAGCAACTTTTAACTAAACCACAATTTACCCCTATGGACTTTAATAAGTTTGATGTTCCCAGCCTACCTGAAGATGCACAATCGAGCATTCTTGTAGCCCAAGCTAATGCCAACAATCCAGATCCAGTTTCTAGGGAGAAAAATGCTAACTGGTTTATGAAAGCTATGCAGAAATGGGATGACTGGACTGTATCAGCATCAGCATCACCCCTTAATCCTATAACAGGAGCAGCTAAGTCATTTAATCCCAGATTTGGCAGGGAATTAGCCAGAAAAAAGAAAAGATTTGAAAGAGAATATTTAAAATCAGGCAAAACTTCAAAAGAAGCTCATACATTAGCATCCAGAGCTGCTTGGAGAGAGACAGAATATGCTAAAACAAAGATTTTTGGATGGGAAGTAGATCCTATTAAATTTGGTATAGAGGTAACATCTGATCCTAGTAACTTTTTATTTTGGGGTGCAGGAGCAGGTATAAAGGCTGGAGTAAAAGCAGGTGCTAAGAGAGGAAGAAGAATAATAGCAAAAGCAGATGTGAAGATAGGAATACTTAAAGGTAGGGGTGTAGGTAGGGAAGAAAGGATGACTATACCAAGAAATTATTGGCTAAATCAAAGTAAAATAACTATCCATAAAGTCCTGTTTAAATCGGATGATGCAGCATTAAATAGGGAAACTACAGATAAGTTTATTAGGTGGCTTAAGTTGGGAGAAGAAGGATTGGATGAGAGAACATTATCTAAATTCCTTAATGATAATAATATAGCTAAATCCTTTAACACCTCTAATAGGCAGTTAAAACAGGTTTATAAGTCTCCCTTATTTAAAAGTTCAAAAAGATTCCTGCAAAATGGAAAGTCTGATTTTGAGAATTTGAGATTGCTTAACGATCCAAATGCCATAAGGGACTTAAAAGCTACGGGACATTGGGTGGCATCTACTGAAAGTAAATGGTTAGGTCCTTTAAGATGGATGTGGTATTGGGCTGATCCTGCTCCTACAAGATACCAAACAAAATCTGGCAGGGCTTCACTTCTTCATGGTATTGGGGAAGGAGAGAATAAAACCTTTGTAGCTGCTGCTGTACGAGAATATCAACAGAGATTCGTAAAATTAGGTGTTGATTTTAGGAAGTTGGATGAAGGAAATATGTTTGGGGATTTTATAGATGATTCAATAATAAAACTATCTAAAAAGAAGGGTGGTTTTGGCAAAGATGCAGTATTTGCAAGAGATCAATTAAAGGACTGGCATACTTTTTTGGAAAATGCTTTTGACAGTAAAGGAAATGCAGCTAAATGGCTTAAAGTAAATGAGAAGCAAAAAGCTAATTTAAAGGATATCGTAGAGGCTTGGGGAGAACACGCTTATCATTTAATCGAAAATGGAATCGCAAAGCCTGAAGCATTCGGTTTAGAGACAATAGTAGAGAAAGGTGCTCTTAAATATGAGTTGAATAACCTAAGAGCTGGTGGAGCATATATAGGTAGGATAGTAGACAGTATAAAGGATAGGCAGATAAGAAGTGGCAGGACAGCATTTACTAAAGCGAGTGCAGAAAAGAAAAGGGTTTTTAAATCTGTTGATCTAGATCCAGATTTTGACAAGTTATTAAATGATGATTGGTCTATAAAAACATTAGATCAGGCAGAAGAACAGGGCGTTAAATATTTAAATCCGATTGCTACTTATGATATTAAGAGTGGAGAAATTTTACAAAGGGTAAATGATAATAAATTTACAAATAGGTTAAAAAGTATAGGTATGAAGAAGTGGAATGCTTCTACAGAAGTAGGAGAATGGAAGGATAAGCAAAGACTTATAATAGAAACGATTAGTGAGTTCAAAAAACATATACTGAAATTAACCCCTAAAAATCTTTTTAGCAGTTTAAAATATGCAGATGACCTGCAAAGATTAGTACAGAAAACTTTAAAGAATCCTGATGCAACTGATCTTGAGGATGTATTAAATAGTATGGAGTCTGCTTTAAATGGACCGATTAAGCAAAGGTCGCATCATCTGGAAAAGACTATACAAGTAACTAGGGGTTTGAATAGAGAGTATACGGAGCAAAATGAATTAGCTAGGGAATTACTCCTTCATTTAAGAATAGCTCAAGAACCTGATCTTAAAAAACTATGGGCAGATAGATTAGATAGAAATATCATTAAGAAGGATAGAAAGCTATTTGGACCTAAAGGAGAGTTGACTTTAAGTAAGGAACGAGAAATTGCGAGAAAAGCTAAGATAAAACCTAGCGTATGGAGTGATGATATAGAATCAGCTCTTAGGAAGCAAGATTTTGTTGTAGGAAGGTCAGTAGGGGGAGTAGTTCAACATGGAACCCTGCTGGAACTGCCTTTATTTAAAAAATATATAAAAGATAAGCTCTCTTTTAAAAAACCTCTAAATGTTACGCAGATGCGTGAGTTATTAACTGGAAAGGGAATTAAGGAACTTCCATCAGGCAGGGGAGTGCTAGATGAGTTCTACGATCAGGTTGAGAGGCTTTTAAGTGATCCCCTTCGTACACCTGGTGCTGTAAACAGGGTACAAAGTTTGAAGGAATTAAAGAATGAGATAGATGATGCAAAGGATGTTTTTAGAAGGCTTATTGATTGGCATGATGCTAATTTAGCTACCAGGACAAGGGCAACAACAGGAATAGGAAAGTTGAAGGAGGTTATAGATAAGATAGGTACGCTGGATCGCAAAGGTATCTTTGATAAAAATATTAATAAGGATTTTTATAATAAGCTGAACAGATTTGTTACCGATTATACTTCTCCTGCTACTAATAAAGAGTTAAGGGATCAAATAAAAAATGAATTAGCTGAGAGCCTGAATAAACTTATAGTAAAGTCAGACAATATTATAATGGATAATGATGGACTTTATCGGAATCTTAATCTAATTAAGGATAATCCTGGAATAGCTAAAAAGGGAATATTAAGGAACTTCAGGAAAAAAGACGGCAGATTTTCACAAAGGGAATTTGATGACATGATGAATAGGTATCCTAAGCCTTTAGCTAGTCTTTTAAGGGAATTTCAGCAAGATCCTACTTTTGCGAAAAGTATAACAGGGGGTATCGAGTCTGTTGAAAAAGAATGGAATCAGGTACATAAGGCATTGATACAGCAACATGAAAATTTAGATGAGGTTATAAGTAACTACCAGAAAACTTTAGAAGGCAAGGGTAGGTTAGTAGATCCTAATGACAAACTTAAATTTAATGAACAGGCTAAACAATTTCTTGGCAGGGATTTTGAAAAGTTTGAAATGGTGGAAAATGTATCTCTTAAAAATGGAATACCTACTAAAGAACTTGAAAACTACTTTTTTGATCCAAAAACTAAAAAGGCAGTAGAAGCTTTTATGGGAACTGGATCAAAGAAATTTGCTCAACTTGAAGCTGAACATCTAGGAAAGGTAGGGGATATTTTAAGGATATTTAAAACAGCATTTGACTTGGGTGCTCCTATGATACAGGGGTTGCCGTTATTTTTTACAAGTCCTGCTGGATGGGCAAGAGCTACAAAGAATCATGCAAAGGTGATGTTTTTCGGCAAAGAAGCTATAGCATCTTTTTATGCTTCAAAACGTGAAGTTATTCAAAGATTGATGGATGCAGGCGGGAATGTATCTGGAGAAGGACTGGATTATTATGCTGCATTAAGAAAAGGGGAATGGTTGCCTAGAGCTTTTTCAAAGTTTGATGATGCTTCAGCAAAAACAGGGATCTATGGGACTACCCTTAAAGAAAGGGCAAAAGAAGGTCTTGAACCTATTTTTGGTGCAGGTGCATTAGCAGGAAGATTTAATGATGCTTTTGATACTTTTGGAGATATGGCAAGGATAGAATTATTTGAGGCGTTTGAAAAAACAGCATTAAAAAAAGCATCAAAAGCAGGAATGGAAGAAGGGTTAGCTATGCAGCAGTTAGCAGATATGGTTAATAAAATGACTGGTGCTTTTGACTCTAGGGCATTAGGTAAAAATAGAGGAAGTATAGCTTTGGAAAGAGCCTTTATGTTCTTTTCCCCCAGATATACTAGGGCTAGTATGTCTGTAATAGCAGATGTTTTATTAGGTGGCAGTAAAAATGGTATTCAGGGAGAAATGGCTAGGGATACTCTTTTGAGAATGTTGAGTGGTGGAGTAACTATGTATACAGGAACAATTATAGCTAAAAATATGTTAGAAGCAGAAATGGGGGTTCCAGAAGCAGAAAGGGCAAAATTATATTTAGATCCCAGACCTACTTCTGAAGGTGGAGATGGTGGTAAGTTTATGAAAATACAAATCGGAGAGGATTTTATTGGTCCAGGTTCATTTTGGGTATCAGCATTAAAGCTTACTGGAACTATATTAGGAGATCCTGCATTTAGGGGAGATAAAGCCGATTCTCCGTTATTTTTCCAATCAGAAGAACCAAGACCAGTAACTGCAAATCTTTTAAGGAATCCTATAGTTATGTGGCTGAGAGGCAGGACTGCTCCTATATCAGGACTTGCATGGGATCTTCAGCAGAAACATACTTTTATTGGAGAGCCTTTAGAAAGTGCTGTAGATATAGAAAAGCATATAGCAACGCAATTAGCTCCATTTTGGCTTGAAACTGGTGTCTTAAAAGGTGGGATTCATGCTGCAGGAGCAATTTTTGAGTTTGGAGGATTTAACGCCAGAGAAACTACAGATTGGGAAAAACTAGAGGATGTTCAGGATCAGGAAGCACAGCGTATTCATGATGTTAACTGGAATGACTTAACATTATTGCAGAAAGAGGAAATTAGAATAGCGAATGTAGGAACTACTGGTGATATAGCTGCAGAAGAAGAAAGGATATTTAAAGAGAGGAGGAAAAGTCCGTTAGGAACAGAGGCACAGGCAGTTATGGGTGATTGGTATCAGGAAATGGATGTAATTAAAGGTAGGTGGGATGAGCAAGTTCAGGCATTGGATTTAGCTGTGCAGGAAAATACACTGGACTTACCCCAGTATATTCGGTTAATAAAAAATGTTAATAATGAGAAAAGGATGTCTTTTAAAAGATTGAAGGTTGATCCGATTTATCAGCCTGTTTATGAGAATATAAATTACAGGAAGTTTGAAGATACGGATAATGTAGGTGATTATTATTATGATGAGTATATGAGGATACTTACTGATGATGTTACCCATTCATTACTACCTGCTGAATTGCAGGAATTAGGTATAGTAGATGAGGAATTTGTGGATTGGGATGCTAGGAATGCAGAAATAGCATCATTTGAGGAAGTAGCAGGACCACAGATTATGGAATATATACAGGCTAGGCTGGAAATACCAGCAATAGGTGAGGGAGCACATCCTTTATATCAGGAATATCTAGCAGGTAGAAAAAAATACCTGGATCTTTACTATCGTGGAGTTGAGGAAGAAACTATAGCTTATCATGGAGAACAGGCTAAGGAGGCTTATAGGGAATGGAAGAATGCTGTTAATTATGCAGTTAGGGCAGAGATGGAAAAGAGATCACCTTTTATCAGGATGTTACTTAGGGATATGAGAAGGGCTAGGGACATAATGAGAAAAACTAACGTTGAACTGGATGCTTTCTTATATAGATTTGGCATAGGTAACACTACTACCTTAAAGCATCCTTATAATAAATTTGATTTTAGGAAAGGTGAGTTAGCTATGCCTTTTCCTATGCAGACCTATGTACCTACCTTTACAGAAGATTAGGTCTAGGTTTAATATGTAAATAATAAACATTAAGTAAGAGAGGCTACGGCTAATGACTACTAATGATAGTGCTAAGGCACAAAAGCAGGGAGCTAACGTAGATGCTACGGCAGATAAAGATGTTAGTAACCAGGCAAAAGAAGCTGTTAAGGAAGCAGCAGAGAATCCTGAACCTTCTTATCTTACAAAAGAAGATGTGAAGGCAGAATTTGAGGGATGGGCTAGTGAACGGAAAGTTGTGTTTGACCAGGCTCAAGGTAGAGCCCAGAATATGACACAGGAAAAGATAAAAGAAGTTCAAGATCATGCCCGAACCGAAATAGATTCTATAGTTCAGGACTTTGAAGAAATGTTGGATGAAGATACTAGGGAGGCGTTTAGGCATAAACGATCTCAAAGAAAGGCTGAGGAACAACAGGCAGAAATGCAGGAAGGTCTAGAGCTTTTAAGAGAGTTTAAACAAGCTGCCAAAACTACTGTACCTAGAGGAACTCTGACACAGGAACAACTTAGATCTTTAGAGGCAACGATTAATAGCGTTGCTAAGAACTTAGGTTCAATTGCAACTGCAAGAGATGAATCAGTGTGGAAAGGTTGGAGTGCACAGATGGGTTATGATGAATCAGTAGCATTAGCTACTAAAAATATTAGTGGTTTAAATGCAGTTAAGCCTAGAGAGTCTACTACATCTAGTGTTCCACCTTCTACTCAAGGTGCTCCTGCTACAGCTAAAAAAATGTATAATTCGCAGGTGGATTTGGCTAGAGCCTTTTCTTCAGGTGAAATAGATGTACAAACTTTTAATAAAATGAAAAAGCAAATCTAAGAGGTAAATAGATATGGCGACAGGATTAACACTGTCCGATACTTCCAGTTTGGAAGATATGAGTGCAATAATGATAGCAAATGCTATTGCCAACATTGAACCTGCTGGACCAACTAATCAGTTGGTTAGCCGATATGACATCGGAAAGGGCGTTAAGCAAATTAACGTACCTATCTGGGGTAGAAATACGGCTGCTGCTCTTACTGAAGGTATAGACATATCTGTTCCACAACAATTAGGCGTAACTGTAAGAAACCTTACTGCTACTGAGCATGGTATTCTTACTTTTGTGTCTGATAAACTTGTGAGACAGAATAACGAAAGTGTCATGGCTCATGTAGGAGAAGTTCAGGGTAACGCTGTTGGTAGGCTTTTAGAGAGTGATCTCATCACATTATTTGATGGATTCTCTGTATCAGCTCCAGGTGCTGGTAACGCAGGAACTTTCTTGCACGTTGCTGGTGCCATCTCATACTTGAAAACCGATAATGACAGTTCATTTGGACCAGCTCCAGGAACACCAGTAGGTGTATTCCATCCAGAGCAGATCCGAAGGTTCGTTCAGGAATCAACTGGTATTCAAGGTGGAGGGTCAACTGGTATGGCTGCACAGCCAATTCCAGATGGATATTCGGCAGAAGTATTAAAGACTTACTATAGAGGAAATGAATCGGTATTTAACGTACCAATTTATGAGTCAGGAGTCATCTCCAGAGATGGATCAGGTGATTCAAAGGGAGCAATCTTTGTAAAAGAAGCTCTCGCACTGGCTATGGAAACTGAAATTTCAGCAGAAGAAGAAAGAGATATCTCACTACGAGGAAATGAAGTAGTAACCACAGGAAACTGGGGTGAACTTGAAATCGTAGATACATGGGGTGCTGAGTTCTACTCTGCTGCAGATGCAGCGTTCTCATAATCAGGTGATTAATGACTACAACTTCTAGTGCAGACATATTTGAATACCAGACCAATAGGCATATAAGCCGTCAAACTGGTTATGGTGGAATAGATCTGTCTGCAGAAGAAGGACAATTTACCATCATTTATGATGGTTTGGATGGTTCTCCTTTTAGGGTTAGAAAATCTGATGTTGATAGATATCTCGTTAAAACTAAACGAGAGTATATCTTGCAGAAGAATGGAAATCTTAAATATATAGGAGAACTATTTCCAGCATTTGTAATAAATAAGGAAGAAGCTCGTATTGTTTCTGGTAAAGCTAAGAAATTCGCTATTTCTGGTAAAGCCAACGGACATCATAAAAAGAGAAGGCGTGGAGGCAAGAGAGCAAGGAGAAGTTATGATAACTCAAGAGTTAGCTAAGTCAATGTGGGGTGATGTAGTAGATAATATTAAAATATCAGATCATAAAGATCTTTTAGAAAAATATCTAGTTAAACATGACCTAAATGCTTTACCTGTACCTGAATGGTCAGATCAAGCAGATATGGCTTACTTTTACTTGCAATCTCGCAGAAACGGACAACTCGTCTGGGAAAAAACTAAGGCGAGGGCAACTTATGATGCTGTTATTAGGTTAATCGAGAAAGGTGCTCTCTTTGCTCCCCCTGTAAAGGATGTTGAAGCTGAAGATAGTAGCACAGACAACGAGCAGCTCCCTAAGTTAGATACAGACGAGCTTTCTCCTAAAAAATATAAATGCGAACATAAGTTTAAAAATAATAGAGTGTGCAGGAAAGAGTATAAGACCATAGGTCGCTTTCTTGAGCACAAGAAAAAACATGGAGGTCAGAAATGACAGTAGGAACAAGACAGTATGAATCTGTTAATTCTACAACCACTACCATGTCTGGTAATGCTGATTTAACAATTACAAATGCAAGTGATAAATTACAACTTGTTGATCCTGGTGGATCGGCAAGAAATTTGGATCTGATTTTAGTTGACGCTTCAGAAACAGGTGTAACAACTAGTTTTGCTGAAGTTTATATTCAGAATGAAGCAGACGCAGACGAAGGACTTACTATTCGTGATGGCAATAACTCTGATAACGCTATTAGTGTTCTTGACCAAAACGCAGGTGGTTGGTTTAGATTTTGTGCAGGTCAGTGGTCATCTTCTACGTCTGGATTAAACTAGACATAGTATAGAATAAATAAATAGATGAAGGGCTTGTAAAGTTTAAATTAAAACATAAGAATCTTGTCGCTAGGGTTTAATAGACCTGACAAGGGAGTATTATTGATTTTTGGTTAGAACAAGGATAGCAACAAGCCCTTTATCTAAAATGGAGGAAATTAAAATATGTTAGGTGATGAAAAATTAGCAGTAGACGCAACTGTAAGAACTTTACAGGATGATGCTCGGCTTAGTGCTACAATGGCTTCTTTTAGTACTGAAACAGCAGCTATTAGGGTTAAGTTTAATGAAGATCCAGCTACTGCAGTAGGTCAATTAATTACTAATGGAGATCAATGTGTCATTTATGGTAACGATGCTATTCGTGCAGCTAGATTTGTTGAGGCTACAAGCACAGATTCAGTTATTAATGTAACTTATGGTACATATACTGGTGGAATGCATGGTCTAATAAATTATGGTTCGTAATGGGTAAATATAATAAATCTTCTGATAAAAATATATTTAAAAGTCAGCAGGATATTACTTGGACAGATACTATTATAGAAAAAGATGGAAAGGAAACAGTAATTTTTGTTCCAGATGTTTATAATGGTTATGGAGATAAAACATCATTAAAGCATCTAACTGAAGATGTAGTAGGTAAACATAGTGATAATGAAACAGCAGTTAAAGCAGGTCAAAAAGCTGAAGAACAACTTGAAAAAACTGACTTTAATCAAGTTATTAAAAAAATAAGACAAGAGAAGTTTCTTTCTCAAAATAGAGCTTTAGATGCAAACATTATAGTAGATCGAGTTACTGGTGAAACTATAGGATGTCAAGTTAGCCTTATGACAACTACTGATAGTGGATTTGTTTATCCTAGATCTGTTCATTTTACTCAAGAGCAAATGTTAAATAACTCAGTTATGAAAAGCTTTGTGAGGAAACCAAATGACAACAATAACAGTTAATACTATATTACCAGAATTTGCAGACCTTATAGGTGCTTATGTAGGTTCTTTTAGTACAACAACAGCTATTTCAACTACTACCTTCGTTGTTTCTACAGGATTAAGAGATTCTGGATTTACTGATGATGATACTTTAAATGATTATTTTATCAGGATTACAAGTGGAAATAATGATGACGTTATAAGGAGAGTAGCAGATTTCAATGGTACTAGTGGAGAGTTAAACCTTACAGGTACAAATTTATCTGCTGATGGAAGTACAGGAACTACATTTGAATTATATACTTATGATCCTACTCAATTAGTTAATGCTCTGGATGCAGCTACAAGAAAATCTTTCCCTGCACTTCATAAAATAGTTCATGACAGGACTTTAACTACTGCATATGGACAATATAGATATACTCGCCCTACTTCTATTATGCCTAGATATATAAGGCAAATTTACTTGGTCCCCAGATTTGGGGTAAAGACATTCTCAGAAAATATTTTAAATGACCAGAACTGTGACTTCGAGGAAAGCTCTAGCGCATTAACTGATTGGACTGATACGTCTAATATTACAGCAGCAGTAGAAGCTGACACTACATCTCCTAATAATTTTATGGTTTACAGAGACCAGAGGTCAGCTAAGTTAACTTGTGCTGCAACTAGCACAGGAACATTTACTATTTCAGCTACAAGTCCTACCAACTATGAGTCGGAGGAACTCAACTTTTCTATATGGGTGTACTCAAAAACTGCAAGTGTTGTCAGTCCTATTATTCAGATTGATTCTGATACAGCTACTTCAGGAAGTGCTCATGCTGGAAGCGGATGGGAAAGGTTAACGGTGTCTGCAACCGCAGCAAATGTAGCAAGCACAATAAAAGCAGGGTTAACATTTGCAAGTAACAGTGCAATCTATACTGTATATGCTGATGAAGCTATGCTTACGGCAGGACCATCAGAAGTACCTTTAGGTAATGAAACAAGGATTATGGACTGGAAGGAAGAAGGTGATTACTTGAGGCTCTTGAGAAGTCCACAAGGGCATTACCAAATTCATGTAGTCGGTGCAGCTCATTTAGAAACAATTAGTACTACTGGTACTACTACAGTAACCTTAGAACCACATCAAAGAGATGTATTATATGCTTTTGCTGCAGAAAGATTCTTTGAAAGTGAATTAGATCAAACCAGTTTTGAAGATCAAACTGCTATATTGAGGCAGATACAACATTATAGAAATAATAGATTGGCAGGTGTGGGTGAAATGATCTTGCCATCCTTGATAAAGAGTGTAATAGCGTAATGCCTAGTAATTATGATATTAAGTTAACTAAAACAGATGGTTCATCTAATATAGTATTAATTTCCTTAGATAGAACTGCAGAAACAGGTGGATATGCCATAGAGCATTTGTCCCCTGCACCACCTAATCAAGCTACTGATGCAGCTAACTATCAACAACAATCTCCAGATTTAGGTTTAGTATATGACCAGGATTCTTTTCATAGAGGTTTTGGTCAAACAATAATAGAAAGGTTTGATACAGCAGATACTGCTAATAGAGCTAGGACTAAGTATTTTTATAGTGATGGTGTACTAGGTATGTTTAAGGGAGAAGCTACATTAGGATATCAAGAAGATGATGTAGACTTAATTTTAAAGAACGGAAGATTGGAAAGAGGAACTGTTACAGATTGGACTGGAAGTAGCGTAACTGTAGCTACAGATACTGGAACAGTTAGAAATGGTACTTATAGTATGAAAGCGACTATGGGTTCTAGTAGTGGTACAGTTAGTCAGTCTTATGGAGGTACAGTAAGCGTATTAAGAAATAGGGAGATAACTTTTACTGCTTTTGTTCGTAGGGAGAGTGGCTCAGGTACTATAACTGCTAAAATATTAGATAGTGATGGTTCTACTATTAATACCACGACAGGTACAAGTGCAAGTGGTTCAAGCGACTGGGCTGTAATATATGCTACTAGAACAATAGATTCTGGTGCTACAAGCATTACATTTACCTTAACTGGCAGTGTTGATGAAGATGTATTTTATATAGATGATATAGGCGTAGTACCTACAGGTGGAGCTACGTTTACTACTCCTGTAGAATTTGAAAGTAAGATTTATGTTTCCTGTGGAAGGGTTTTATATCAATGGGATGATAGTAATGTATATTGGAAGGCTGTTTATGCAGATGCTAGTTATGCAATTACGGATGTGGAATCTTTTGATGGAGCTTTATATATAGCGTTTGGTACTAGCCAAGTGTATTATCGCAGTACCAACGGAACTACTTGGGCAGTTCCAGATACAAACTCAGGTAATAATAGGTTTGCTATTTATTTTGCTAAAGCTAGGAATGCTAGTGGCAACTTAGCTTTATTTAAAAGTAGGGCTAATCAAATTAGTGTAACAACTGATCCCAGCGATACAGCTAACTGGGGGACAGAAATACAATGTGGTGATTCAGATAGAAATATAACAAACGCTTTTTCTTCTAACGATATATTATATGTAGGTAGGGAAGATGGTTTATTTGCTTATGACAGGGCTACCAATAAGTTTAGGGATTTACAGCCAGAAGCTAACTTCTTTCCTGATTCAGATAACTTTAAGGTAGCTACAGGTAGGTCAGGTAGTATATTTGCTTCAGGTGGAGATCAATCTTTTTGGCAAATAAATTCAGGATTTTTTGATGGTGCTTACCAATGGAATGATTTGTCTTATTTATTTAAAGCATCAGGAGTATCAGGATTTGGTGGTAGAGTATCAGCATTAGCACAAGATAGAAATAACTTATTTGTAGCATTAGCTGATGACTTACAAGCTGAAACTTCTTTTCCTTATGATCTAGATCCTGGCTTTAGTTTTGCTGGTGCTCAGAAATCCCAGACTATCAGGTTATTATCTGTTAGAACCCAGCAAGAAGAAGCTGGTTCAGGAGCTGAAACTATAGCTCATACCATATCTACATTTAGTGTAAGTTCTATATCTGCTATGGGTAAATTTAAAGGTGATGTCAGGACTAGTTTATTTATATGTGGTAACAAATCAGAAGATAGTTTAAGTGCTATAGATAATGATACCTTGCCTAGAGTTGTTAGGATTCGTATGCCTATCAGGAATGAAAACCCATCCACTAACTCTTTAACAGAGCAAAGGTTAACAGGTGCTTTATATACAGGATGGTTAAATTTTAACTTTCCAGATGTAAGCAAGTCTGCAGTTAAGCTTATTCTTACAGGTCAAAACCTGGATTCTAATAAGTATATTACTGTTTCATATAAAACTGATGATGCCAGTAATGATGATACTGGGGGATGGACTACATTTGGAACTAACGGAAAGTTTACATCTTCTGGTTTAACAGTAACATCTACTTTACAGCTTAACTTTAAACGTATTAGGTTTAAGTTAGCATTTACCAGTAACGAAACTTCATCTGGTCCTAAATTAAATGGCATTGTATTTCACTCTATGTGGAATCCTATAGAGTATAGAAGGTGGACAGCAGCAACTAAGTTAACTGATAGACGTAGTATGTCATTAAGGAGAATTAGGAGGAATACATTAAGGACTGCTGATTTAGCTAATTTGGAAACCTTGAGAAAAGAACCACTAATACTTTATACTGATTTAGATGGTAGTTCTCATTATGTGAATATGCGTTATACGGATGAACTAATAAGAAGCAGGGTGCAATCAACAAGGAATATTGCCTTAAACCAAACTAGAAGGCTAATACTCCAATTAACGGAGGTAAAAACAAGCTAATGGCTAATGAACTAGCACATAAAACAGTTGGAACCCAGCTTACACAAGCTGAATGGGAAGCAGTCGGTGGTCATGTCTTAGACAACCAAGCTGCTGGAGATATTATATATGGAAGTTCCACTAGTCAATTATCTAAATTGGGTATAGGAACAGCAGGACAAGTCCTTATGACGAACTCAGGTGCATCTGCTCCTGAATGGTCAGCAGCAGTAACAGGAGTAACTTCTTTATATAGCACAAGTCTTGCATTAGGATATGGTGCTTCACACGCTAATATAGACTTTTCTACAGACAATGCAATTATTCTTGATATTGATGGCACTCAGCAAATTAAGCTGGTAGATGGAGTGCTTCAGCCTATAACAGACAATGATATAGATTTAGGAACTTCTAGCTTAGAATTTAAAGATGCTTATTTTGATGGAACAATAACTACTGATGGCTTAACAGTTAGCAGCACTACTAACCTAGATGGTGCTATTCAAGCAGACAGTACTATAACTGTAGGTGTAGATGACACTGGACATGATATTAAGTTTTTTGGAGCTACAGCAGGTAGCTATTTATTATGGGATGAATCTGATGATGCGTTAGAGCTGACAGACTCATCACCAATTAAGATTGGAGATGGTGGGGATATGCAAATCTACCATGATGGCTCTGATTCTTATGTAACTAATGCAACTGGTGGATTAAAACTAGCTACGGAAACAAGTGGCATAGCAGTTACCATAGGGCATACAACTTCAGAGGTAACTATAGCTGATAACTTAACTGTTACTGGAACATTTACTCTAGGTTCAAATGCTGAGCTAACGGAAGCTGAGTTAGAAATGCTAGATGGTATTACTGCTGGAACGGCAGCAGCTTCAAAAGCAGTAGTCCTGGATTCCAGTAAAGATATAGCTACTATAAGAAACCTTACTATTGATGGTGTATTTACAGATGGTAACTATACTTTTGACACTAGTGGTAACGTATCAGGGTTAGGTACAGTAAGTTCAGGTGCTATTACTTCAACAGGTAGCAGCTCTTTTGCAACTGCAGTTAAGACTCCAAAGATACAATATACTGATGCAGATGAATCTATGACTATAGCAGATGGAGGTATAGTAACCTTTGCAGCAGGTATAACTTCTACTGCAGGATCTAGGTCTTTAGGTGCTACTTCGTTTAATGATGCCGATATTACTAATGTGGCAGATATAGATGTAGCTACTATTAGTGCTGATAGTAATGATTTTGATATTGTTTTAACTGATAATCGAGCTTTAGCCTTAGAGGTTAAAGAAGGTAGTAATACTTATATGACATTTGTTACTACTAATAGTAGCGAAAAGATTCAAGTGGGAGCTAATGATGCAGGGTATGATGTTATATTTTATGGAGATACAGCTTCTGCAAATATGACTTGGGATACATCTGTTGATGATTTAATTCTAAACGGAGCAGCTAGAATTGTTGTTCCTGATGGACAACTTGTTTTAGGAAGCACAGCAGTTAGCTCAACAGCAGCAGAACTAAACTTACTAGATGGAGTATCTGGATTAGTTCAAGCTGACTTAACTAAGTTAGCAGCAATAGATGCAACATCTACAGAAATTAACTTAATTGATGGTGGAACTGCTAGGGGAACTACATCAGTAGCAAGTGGTGATGGTATTTTAATTAATGATGGTGGAACTATGAGAATGACTAATGTTGATACAGTTTCAACTTATTTTGCAGGTCATAGTGTAGGTGGAACTAGTATCGTTACTGTAGGAACTATTACAGCTGGTACTTGGAATGGTACTGCTCTAGTAGATGCGTATGTTGCTGATGCTTTAACTATTTCAGGTGGAACTGTTGATAACTCAGTGATTGGTGGTAGCACAGCTGCTGCAATTACAGGCACAACTATTGATGCAGGAACTGATTTTACTATTGGCGATACTGTAATAACTGATGGTGTTATCACTGATTCTACTGGGCTATCAATAGCTGCTGCTGTTGATCTTGGCTCTAATACACTTACAACTACAGGTAGTTTACAAGTAAGAACTATTGACTATAGTGATGGCGACCTTTCTGCGACTATTGCTGATGGTGGTGGAATTACATTTGCACAAGATATAACTATGGCTGAAGATAAAAGTTTAAACTTGCCACATAACGCAAGTGTTAAGTTTACTGATGCTATTACACAAGACAGCATAGATGACCATGATGCACAGGGTATTATAATGACTTTTCAAGCAGGTTCTACTGTTACACCATTTAGTCCTGTATATTTACATACTGATGATGAAGTACACGAATGTAATGCAGGTGATATTGCAACCATGCCTTGTATTGGAGTATCTGTAAATGCAAGTGATGTAACAGATGGTAACTCCGTAGAAGTAATGGTTCTAGGTTTACTTAGAGATGAAAGTTTTACAGATTTTGGAACTAATGGTGCTCCATTGTTCTGTACTACTACAGCAGGAGTTATGAGCAATACTGCTCCAACAGCAGAAGATGATGTTGTTCAGATCGTAGGACATTCTATTGGTGAAAAGTTAGTCTTTGTTCAACCATCATTAACATATCTAACACACGCAGCATAATGGCTAATAATGTAAAAACTATAATGGGTATTGCCGTAGCAGATGTAAAAACTATAATGGGTATTGCAGCAGCAGATATTAAGAACGTAATGGGCGAAGAATTTACTGTATCAGCCGATCCTAGTACTACTACTCCTACGAATCCTAACTTTAACTTTGATAATGGGGATTTAAGATCTACAGAACATACTTCAATATGTTATGACCCAGACAGAAACTTTATCGTGGTGTCATATAGAGATGCTGATAACTCAAACTATGGAACAGTAAGGGCGGCATCTATAAGTGGAACTACATTAACTTGGGGGGCAGAATATGTTTTTGCCTCTGCTACTACTACAAACATAGGTATATGTTACAACACAGGGTCAGATGTAATAATGATAGGTTACTCTGGACCTTCTAGTAACACAATCTATGTAATTGCGGCAACAGTTGGTGCGGCATCTAATGACCCTTCAGACACTGATGATATTGCTTTTGGTAGTGCAGCAACAGTAGATTCTGGAGGAGATGGTAGTAACCAGTCTATAGCTTACGGAATGATAGAATATAATCCTACTTATGATACTGCTACAGTTGCGTATGAAAATGGAGGAGATTCAGGACACAACTATGTTGCTGCTGTATCTGTTTTAGGAACTACTTGCACAGTTGGAACTGCTGTAGAATTTGACGATACTTCAGAAGAGTTATTTGGACAATCTTATGACCCAGATATCACAAAAACAGTTCTTGTTTATGATAATGGTACAAAGATAGGTGCTAGAGTGATGACCCAAAGTGGAACAGGCAATCGTACTATTGCTTTAGGTAC